GGGGGAAGTAAGGGACTGTCCATTCATATTAACTTATATTAAGGTAAGCAGTAAGAGGTAAGCAGTAAGAGGTGGGTGAGGTAATACTGTTCTCACCCACCTCTAAGCCTACCCAATCATTATATACGAGCTATCAAAATAGGAACACTATTATTGGCTAAAAATTCCCCGAAAATCTACATTAAATATCGGGCCCAATCAGAGAGAAAGCAATTTGCCGGCAAGTCGCGGCATAATTCTTCTCTCAAACCATGTCAACACCGACATACCGAACAAGAGATTACTATATGTGGGATCCCAAAGGCCAAAGAATGGTCAAAAAACAAGAAAAAATCGGAACTCAGTATGAAGCAAGACAAGACGCCATATGGCAAGCCAGAATGAAACAAGTGGCTCAAGGAACCAGAGCGGGCTATGAAACAGTTCCAAGAACCATGGGAGTATACTCGAGAGGGGAAATGAAATACTTCGATACTGAATACGCAAACAACAGCTTCAATGGGACTACTAACTGGACTGCCACCGAATACGATCCAACAACAACAGTGGAAACAACTCCCGTAGCTAATCCAAACACTTTCTTCTGTCCAGTAGTGGGGTCTGCTATTAACCAAAGAATTGGAAGAGAGTGCAAAGTCTACAGGATAAAGATCCGAGGACAATTCACAATTCCAGCCCAAGCAGCCCAAACAGCGGCAGAAAGCCCCTATGTTATCCGATATATATTCTTCCAAGACTGCCAAACCAATGGATCCCAAGCTCAAGGAGAACAAGTAATGCAAGCGCCACAAACGGCAGCAGCTAACATGGCCTGTAACTCATTCCAATCCCTCTCAAACTTTGGACGATTCAAAGTATTAAAAGACAAAACCATAATAATGCAAGATCCAAGCTCATTCAACGACGCAGCAGCTACTGGAGCACAGAACGGATTAGTAAGATACTTCAAGATTACTCATAACTTCAAAACTCCAGTCCCCGTAAGATTCAATGCAACTAACGGAGGAACTATTTCTGATATCGTGGATAATTCTTGGCACTTATTAGTCAACACCACAGCCTCAGGAAGTGTGACTCAGCTTAATTATAAAGCAAGGGTATGCTATAAAGAATAGTGGCATTTTTATTAATAAAGGTATGTTGGTATTGCAGAAAATATTTTGGTGGGGTTAATTATAAAAGTAAGGGTTAAGAATATATTAAGGCTTAATTTAACTCATGGGTTAATAAGGGTTAATTATAAATACGCGATAACAAGTGTCGCGCCAATAAGAAACACAGGTCGCGGATCTAGGAAATTTCGACCAATAAAAAGTGGGTTCGTAAATTTGGACCAATAAAAACATTTCTCAATAATCCTTAGTAAAAAATCATTTCTTCTCGCCTTCATGTCGCCACCAAAGAAATTTATTAACTTCAAACATGCAATTCGACCATGTCTTACTGATGCTTCTACAACTATTCCAACTTCCGATCGAGTTCCATGCAATTCAACAACGCCCAAGAAGCAAAGAGCGTCCATGGTGGTTGCTTATCAATGTACCGGCTGTGAACAATTGGTTTCGATTCATGGTTACTGTCTTTGCTGTCCTTATGATCCTGATACTGATCCAACACATGAAGATCCTCTATTCGATGCAGATGCACTGGTAATCAAGAAAGAGTGGGATCATATGAGTGACTTCGATAAAACCGATTCCTCCGATTCAGATTCAGAATAAAAGCTTTATTAATTATAACTTTGTGTTCTTTTTCGATTTTTTCAGAGGAGGAGGACTATGAGGCTCATGTTCTCCAAAGGGCTTCTTAGACTTCTTTTTAGGACGAGCAGATTTCAAATTTTCTGCGCGGACCTGACGGTCCGCGCAGTGAGGACACTGCGTCCCCCGATTAAGGTCATCCGACTGGAATTGAAGGCCACACTTAATACAATCAACGACCAGTTTGTCTAAAACACCTGTTCGTTGGGGCTTTAATGAATCAGCCTCCGTTGGTTGAGTAGATTCATCATCAGGAGAGTCAGGAACAAGTCCAATAGGATCCTCCCCTTTGCGGAGGATATAATGATGGTCGGCAGTAAATTCAAGAACCCGAGTAAACCGACGCTCCAATGGGGCATATTGTCGCTTTTCATTCCATTTATACCAAAATTGAGGGTCAGTATTAGAAGTAAGAATAACACGCTTAGAACTAAAGTTAGCATGCCCTCCCTTCGTAGGAACCATACAAGGATAACGATCAAGAAACTCCTTCAAGAACGAATAGGTACAACGATACCCTTCAAACTCCTCAATAATAACATCATCTTCACCAGAATAGCCATCAAACCATAAAGTGTTCTTATCAGCAGCTAAAGGAACACGATAAGCATCCGGAGCTATTTCATCAGCAAGCTGGGATTTCCCCAAACCAGTAGGACCATAAATAACAATAACATCCATATCCCAGCGGCGGCGCGGAGTAATCATCATTTTCACATATTGAACCCCCTTGGAATACTTAATCATAGCAGGGGTGTGATTGACGCAGAGATCACGGATACTCGAGCCAGCAGTAATCGCGTCTGCAACATCGTGGAGGTCAGTACGCTTTCCAGGCTTAGGGGGATCTCCAGACTCCACAGGCTCACATCCAGGCTTTCTAGTATCTTCCTTAGAGCAATAATCCTTGGCCTGTTCATGAGTACCTCGTCGAGGCTCGAAGTGTGCGGTTCCATCAAGCTTCTTAAGAAATGCGAGACTAACACGCTTAGCAAACATAACATATCCTTGAATATGTTCACGGTTGGTCGTCGGACAGACTTCTCGCTGATAGCAGCAATATCGGAAGCTAGGCCACTTAGTTGGGTCAAACATATCGAGCTGATCGAAGGCAGTGACCATCCAGTTTGTATACATCTGGCCATGGGTTCCAGACTTATTTCTAATAGAGGGGATAGAGGGGGAAGTAAGGGACTGTCCATTCATATTAACTTATATTAAGGTAAGCAGTAAGAGGTAAGCAGTAAGAGGTGGGTGAGGTAATACTGTTCTCACCCACCTCTAAGCCTACCCAATCATT